TAGCCTCCTCATTCGATAGTAAGATCAACGACAAACTGACCTGTAATTACGATACCTGTTCCTGTTCCTGGTGTCATTGTAATATTGTGATTATCTAGTGCTACTGCTGCTGTGCCTACACTACCAGCACTTGTAGATGTTAAATCCGAAAAGTTTGGAACCGTACCAACTGTAATCGCACTACCTGGTGTGGCATCTCCTTCCAAATAGCTAGTAGTAAAACTAAACGCTTCTCCCGCAGTTGCTTGCGTAGCGGAAGGAAAAGTTACTGCTGGTACGCCATTAGTTACAGATCCGAAACCACCAATAGTAGCTGCTGAATTTGAATCCACAGTTGTTACATTGTTACCCGAAATACTGTACGAAGAGCCAATTTTATCAGCCGTACTAGCTGCCGAAAGCGATTCAAACTTTACACTGGAGGATATGGAATTAGTCATGTCCGCATAAGCTGGTGCGGATACAAGAAAGATAAAAGGTAATAGTTTTTTCATTTGATACCTACTTTGTTTTTACTATTATCTATTATTTTAGGACCATTGCTGTTACCTGTGCCACTTTTCTTGTTTCCTACTGAGATCCCGTAACTACCGAGCACCCCCGAAACTAGACCAGCCGTGAACGCTCCATCAATCCTTACCTTACCCATGTACCCCAAAGTCATCATTGATAAACTCCAAGTCAAAATTAAAAATCTGATCGCATGACCAAAGAGTTCACCCCATTCGATGCCTTCTTTTTCTTCTTTCTCTTCAGCCATAAAAGTTAAGATTCTTGTCTAATACTAGCAAAGTAGCTATGTTTGGAAAGTAACACATAAAAACGATGGTAAAAATTTTAAAACCTATCCTTCTGATCTTTATTAAATCCAAAGCGATGAAAAGATTGATTGTTGATTTGCTTAAGGCAATAGCTAAACAGACAGACAACACGATAGACGATCAAGCAGTTGAATTTATTGAAGCCAGAATGTTCCCAGGTTCTACTACTAATCTTCAATGAAAATTACTAAATTTCTCAACATTAATATAGAACCAGCACCTCCAGAAATGGAATTAGAAGTTGAAATGCAATGTAGAGAAATTATGAAGGTAAATGATTTAGATAATTTAAAAAGATTTTGTACTCATCTTGTTAGAAAAAAATTTGACCAGGACATATTTATGGCTTCTATGTTGAATAGATTGATAGAACTAGAAGCAAATGCTGTTGTAAAAGAAATTAGAAAAGAAAAGCCAGCCAATCCTATTAAGAAGTTTTTTCATATTCATTAAGCTCTTCATCAGTAAAATCTCTTATTAATAATTTATCTATCTTATCTATTTCATAATTGTATTTAAGAATTGCAGTTCTTATATGTTCTGAAATCCAACGACCTTCAGTATAAACAACTTGAGCTTTTCCATTTTCTTTTATAAATACATAATGATCTTGTCCTTTCATTTGTATTTCTAAAAAATTTTTTTCTAAATTTTTACGTCTTATTTCTTTAAGTTTGCGTAGTTTTAATATTGAAGGATTTGGACTCTTACTCATTTTTGATAACCAGAAGGAGGTGGTGTAAGCCAGTAGCGTACACCATTTATT